GGTGAAGTTGGTTACACTGGATATACTGGATATACTGGATATACTGGATATACTGGATATACTGGATATACTGGATATACTGGATATACTGGATATACTGGATATACTGGAGCACAAGGTGATACAGGTCCAACTGGATATACTGGATATACCGGATATACCGGATATACTGGTGATACTGGACCTCAGGGTATACAAGGAATAATTGGTTACACGGGTTACACTGGATATACTGGTGATACTGGACCTCAGGGTATACAAGGAATAATTGGTTACACGGGTTACACTGGTTATACTGGATATACTGGATATACTGGTATATTTGATTCTTCATCTGCAATAACTTGTGCATCTTTATCAACTACTGGAATAATTACAGGAGGTACGGGTTATTTTAATTATATTAGTATATATAATAATGAATTTGCACCTAAAGTAAGTCCTGTGCTAACTGGAACACCAACCGCACCAACACCTTTGACATCTAATAATTCAACAACTATAGCAACTACAGAATATGTTAAAAACAATTTATTAACTCTTAGTTCAACTTATGCTACAATAACCAGTTTATCCAATTATTTAACAATTACTAATGCTAGTTCAACTTATGCACCTAAAATAAGTCCAGCGTTTACTGGAACACCGACTGCACCAACACCTTTGTCAACTGATAATTCAACAACTATAGCAACTACTGCTTATGTCCAAGCAAATATGAGCTCTTCAACTGCCACTCAAGTGGCAGTAACTTTAAATAATTTTCCTTCAACTCAATATCTTGTATTTTCTACTTCTACTTCAGGGAATATTGGTTTAAGAGCAACTACAAATACAACAATTAATCCAAGTACAGGAGTTATAACTTGTGGTGGACTTTCCTCATCTGGAAATATAACATTACCTACAACTTTTACACAACCTACAGCAGGACAATTAGGATATACAATTACATCATCATTGGCAACCGGTGTTGCATTATCTGCAGGAGTTGGTAAAACACAAACATCTTTAACAATAGACCCAGGTGTGTGGATTATTAGTGGTCAATTACAATATGGTTCTGCTGGTGGATTGACGGGAATATCTATATCATTAACTAATAATACTGTTGATTTAGCTTGCTACTTAAACATTAGTACATCAGGTACTAATTATTTTAATATTTCTCGAACATATACAAATACAACATCATCAAAGGTTATATATTTAATAGGATATAGTGGAACTGCTTTAACAGCAGCTCAGGTTGCCAACATTACTTTTACAGCAACTAAGATTGCTTAAAATATATACAAATATATTACTGTATAAATATAACAGTAATTGTATTATGTAAATTAATAATTTAATAATAGTTTATCTATCTATCGATTTTTTATTGATTTTATTTATTCAAAAAATAAAATCAATAAAAATATTCAGAATTATACGATTTACATATTATTTATATGATTCCCAATATGATTCAAATATTCTGGGTCGATATTTTTAATATGTTCAATTACATCATTATAAGTAAGCATAACTTCGTTGTGAAGAATAAAAGAAATATAATTAATTATATCATATGATGTTTTCATTATCTCACGTGCAGATGTATATGCATTTTTTATAATATCATTTACTTCATCATCAACCTTCTCGGAATATTTATTACTTTGAGATGAATAAACATAATTTGTATCTGCACCGTATGATGTCACCATTGTAGTGGCAACTTTTAATGCTTCATTAAAATCATTTACAGCACCCGTACTTACAGATGAATTTCCATAAAACATTTCTTCTGCAATTCTTCCCGCGAGTAAAATCATTATATGTTCTCTTAGTTCAGTCATTGTTTTCAATTCACTTGATTTTTCAAACAAAGTAAAACCGGGTGTGGTGGGTGAATGTAAATTCAAACTTACCTTTCTAAATTTTGGATGTTCTTTTGAATGTAGACTCATTATTACGTGACCTAATTCGTGAATACAAATTTGGTGGATTGTTGTGTTACTGAATTCTTGTTCAGTTGATTGCCAACCTGTCAGCATTTTATTATAAATAACATCAATATCGGATTTGCTAAAACTTTGCCGATTTGAACGAAGAGCAAATAGCATTGCTTCATTTAATAAATTTTCTATTTCTGAACAAGAAAGTCCTTCTGTAATATCCAACAATTCACCCATTTTCATTGTTTTATCATATGGTTTTCCTTGAATATGAATATCAATAACGTGTTTTCGTGTTATTTTATCAGGATTTCCAACATAAATTTTTTTATCAATACGTCCAGGGCGTACTAAAGCAGGGTCTAACAAATCTACACGATTTGTAGCACCCATTACAAATATTTCATTGTCCGTATTGAATCCATCCATTGCAATAAGTAATTCATTCAGAGTACTGTCACGTTCACTTGATGATGATTCTCCGTCTGAAGACCGAGCGCGTCCAATTGCATCTATTTCGTCTATAAAGATGATACAAGGTTTATTTTTTTTTGCCAATTCAAAAAGTTCACGTACCTTTGCAGGACCAATTCCTATATATTTTTCCTGAAATTCCGAACCACTTACTGCAATACAAGGAATCTTTGTTTCTCCTGAAACACCCTTTGCCAACATTGTTTTTCCATTACCAGGGGGTCCTTCTAAAATAAGCCCCTTTGGGACACGAACATTAAACCCCTTGTATTTTGAATAATTAGTTAAAATATCAAATGTTTGTAATAACTCTTCTTTTATTATTTGGTACCCTCCAATATCTTGGAATGTAATATGTGAATTTGATGATACTTTAAAATTTTCTGAACTCGTTGTTTTTGAGTTTTGAGATTGAGAACGAATATAAGAATCCTTTATTTTTTTACTAGATTGCATTTTTGCCTTTCGTTTCGAAGCATCCTCCATAATTTTTTTTGGAAATAAATCGATTATTTCTTCACTATTTGCAAGTTCATCTTCTTCACTAGTTCCTTCAATAATATGAACATTGATAGGAGATTGAATCCATTGTCCAAAAGAACCCAAAATATCAATGATATTGGGTCCAAAAATATCAACATCATTTTTATCATTATTTTCTTTTTTTTCTTCTACAAAATATTCATCTGGTTCGGTATTATAATTATATTCCTTCATCCATAAAGATGATTGAATGGTCTTTGTTGTATTTGTTTGATTAATACGTTGAATATATTCCGTATAATATTTTCGACTTATTGGAAATTTCTTAGTATGAATGATATTTTTATAACTATGTTTGGGAATTGCCATATGATATGGTGATGCAATATATGATAAACTCAACCATATCAATAAATAAAACTGTTTCATTATATAATGTTTGTATGTAGTGATTTTATATTTATATCATATGTTATATATAGTATTTAATCTAATACAAAAAGAATAATCAATATGTTCCATTTTTATTGTATTTCCATATTCATCTAATAACTGAATACGAAGTTTTGTTATATCAATAGGTCCAAAATATTGTCTAGGTTCTGTAACAAGTTTTACTGTATTGTCTTGGTGTAAAATAATTCTCCCGAGAATATTTTTATTTAATAAAGATGTTGTGAAACAAGAGTAAAAAATGTCGGATTTGTTATTACAGAATTCATCCACAACTAAGAAAAGGTAGCGGTCGCCTATATCATTTGCAAGAGATTCTGATGTATATGTATTAGACCCTTCATATAAAGAGTGTCTAAAACCAAGTAACCACCCCAGGTTACTAGATAAGGGTCGATTGTCTTGTGGGAGAGATGAAAAATCAACTTTGAATATAGGACCACCTACACCACTATTTATAGTAACTATACCTGCTTGGATAAGTGGGTTTGTTATTGTAAAAGAAAAAGTAATTGGTTCCCCTATTTTTTGAAAATAAGAATTTAAATAATCAATCAAATCTGTAAAATTGTGTATTTGGGTAGGGATACATACATATTTTATATCATAATTAATTTCCAATGTAAAATAATAATAATTATTACCCGGTATTGATGTTAGATAATATCTTGATGGAAATTCAAAAGAGGATAAATCCATGGATACGACATTATTAAATCTCATAGGTAAATCAAAACTAAAATCACTTGATAAAGTTGTATCATAATTATCTCTGAATTTTGTATCTATATTTACGATTCGTATGAATGTTCGTCTTTCCAATGGATTTAATATACCTGTTTGTGTGTTGTCTGGAAATGAATTAATATATTGTTGAGGTTCACGTATCATTATATCGTGAGATGTTACGAGATCTGTTTTGTGTGGATATTCAGGGAACCTGGACTCTAGACGTTGTTTTGCTTCCTTTAAAAAAGAAAGGATTCTCTGCTTAACTTCTTTTGATAAATTTGGTTTATTTGATATTACATTTTCAAGTAAATTGTAGTTTATTTTTATTATCGATGAGTCGTAATTCGACGGAAGATTTAACATTGATTCCAATTCACCATTTGTATAATGTTCTAGATTATAATCCATATCTATGATTTGTATAGTAATAATATTTTAGTTTTTCATTTTTTTACTATTAAAATAAAAAAATGAAATGAATTATTATCAATTAGTTTACTTTAATTACCCCGGATAAAAGCAACGATGAACAAGTACTCAAGCGCAAACGAAATCACTTCAATTTTCATTCCTCGTGTATTTTCGAATATCACGAAAGAAAGGATTACTTATGTGGTTGAACACAAAGTACCTTTAGGTAAGGTTGAGCGTATAGATGTTGTAAATATTGACGATAAATTTAACAGAGTGTTTATTCATTTTCAAAGTTGGTATGACACTGAATTTGTATCTGTTTTCAAAAAATTATTACTCGATGAAACTAAACAAGCCAAAATTGTATATGATGATCCGTGGTACTGGATTGTATTGAAAAATACAAACCGTATGGCAAACGGTGAACCAAAAATTAAATTAAATTTAGATGATGAAACCAAACAACCTGTACAGCCTCCACAAAGTTCCCCTAAATCTACTGTAACTTTTACAACTGACACTTCATTCACTAAACCAAAAACAGTATTAAAATATGGAAAGTCAAATTGGGATGATTATTATTCAGATGATGAAGAAGATAAAGATGAAGAAAAAGAAGAAGAATCTGCACCTCAGTATCATACTCCATATTTACCCACCCCTCCCCCACCTCCTTATTACTCTTGTCCTTATTATCAAACCCCCCATCAATACATTCTTCCTATGTATTCCATTCCAATTGCACCAATGCTTTCGGTTATTCCTCCAGTCTTAACTAGACACGAATGTTCTTCTCCTCCACCACTATACAATGAACCATTTCCTGTTGCTTCTTGGAATGGTGTGAGTATCAATGAAAGATATTTTGATGAATATTATGCTGGAATAGATGACGATATTATATTATCAGAAACTGATTATCAAGAAATTCTTGATGATTTAGCGGAAGAATGTATTCAAGATTGTTATACTGACGAAGATTTATATAATATGGAGATTCTTGAAAAAGATGAACTCGCTTTAATCTACCCACCTCAATGTGTAGAATCTGACGGTGATGTTGGGTTTACATACGATATTTATTCTGAACCCCCTGAATTTACAGGAGATGTAAATGCATACGAAATCTACACTGATACTAATACAGATATACAAGCCAAGAAATCACCCGACTCTTGCTCTTATACTAAAAAGAGTGTCTTATCATATAAGGACAAGTTACTTGGGACAACATTTAAAACTTTAGTTAATTAAAAATGTCTGATTAATTTATCAAATAAAATATCCAACCCTTAAAAACTCAAAAAAACTCAAAAAAACTCAAAAAAACTCAAAAAACTCAAAAAAACTCAAAAAAACTCAAAAAAACTCAAAAAAACTCAAAAAAACTCAAAAAAACTCAAAAAAACAAAACAAAAAGGGTAATATCCCTTTTTTGTTATTTATTTTGAAGATAATTACGGATAATGTCTAATATTACAATCCATCCGTATAAAAATAAAATCAATTTTGTTTCGGTGTCAAGTTTTGCTTCGCGATTTTTTCGCGGATTGAATAAATATATCATAAGACAAGCTACAAATAAAGAGAATAAATTGTGCGTTTTATCTTGAACGATTGATAAACGTTCGATGAATTCATTTTTGGGGTCTACTTTCTTCAAAACGAGTATGGTTACAGTTGATAATAAAAAAATTAGTTTAATTATAAATATTATGAATATGACACTTATGTATGGGTCATTACCAACATCTTTAAAATATGTCAAAATATTCATTTATATTATTAAATTATAAAAAATATATGACTGTATTTTACGTAAACATTAGATTGGACCCTTGAGATATTTTTGAATATTATATTTAGGGACAGTATTTTCAGGAAGTATATGATATTTTTTTACCATTTCTGAAATATTGATTAAATTACTCAAACGTTTTATTAAATCTCCTTGTGTTGAATGAATCAATACATTCTTCAATATAGTATCCGTATTAACTGCGTTTAATTCTTCCATTAATTTATTATAATAAATTATATGAATAAAATAACCCCATATGATGAATATCTAGAAAATTCAGAAACACCTCAGGAAAACCCTAATAAAAAAATAGGTATTACATATGATGATATTATGCAACGATTAACAAGTCAATTTATTAAACCATATCAACCAAAATTATACCCAACAGCTACAGAACAATATCAAACACAAACACAAATACAAAATCAATTGTCTCAAAAACCCGCTATAAGTGTAAAGACAGTGAATAAAAAAGATAATAATTCACGATTACCACAATATGTTAAAGAATATCCAAAAGTAAAGTCTCAAAATCAACATCAATCTCAGTTTCAATTTCAAACTAAATCTCAAGTTCAACCCCAACCCCAAACTAAATCTCAAATCCAACCTCAATCTCAAATCCAACCCCAACCTGAAAAAAGTGCAGAGGAATTAACAAATATATTAAATAGTGATACTATGCGTAAAATAGCCATACATAATAATCGGGTTTCAAAACTGCGTTCGAAATCTAAATCAATGATATTTCAATGAAGTTTTTTTATTACACTTTTAATGATTTTATCAAATTCAATTTCATTGTAAACAATTCCCAATATTTCTGATACAGAAATAAAGACAAAATCGCGAAATTCAATTGAGTATTTCTGACTTGATTGCATTTCACTCCATTTATGGAGTTCCTTCAAACTATTTTTGATGATTAATTTAATATGATTTGTAAAATGTGGTATTTGTAATACCCGCCATTGTAACTCATCTGTATTATTATGTTCGGATGAATAATTATATAATTGATTTGCCGAAAATCGTAATGGAATCATTTCCGATTTTTCCACATAATCGTTACAAATCATATTATGTATAATTTTTTGAAGATATATTAACTTATTTTTTTTTGTTTTTACACCTTCTGTATTTTGATGGATTTTTAATATTTCATCGACATTACTATATTTTGCAGTTATTTTAGCTATATACGTTTCATAATCATCACGTGGAACAGATGAAAACAATTTTGTATTTGTTTTCTTAGATTGTTTCAATTCACATACCGTTTTTTCCAAAACATTTATTCTTTGTTCAAGACGTTGAATGATGTTATACAATTCAATATTATTTGCCATTTGTATATGTCTTATTGATATATACAAATATTCTTTATTCAAATCAATTTATTAATTAATAATTTTTTATTTACTTGTCATTACAGCATTTATTTTTTTTCAATACACTACCTCGTATACGTAAATTATATCTATAAAAAGAGTTATGTTTTATATCGACCCCCATTCCTCCCGGAGAACAAGCACCAGGTTTTAAACTTGTACGCGTTCCAGATAAAGATGATGTATTTCTTTCTACATTAGTGTTTTGTATATGTGGATTAGGTCTATCACTAGATTGGTTCCAATTAACATTAAAGAATAATGGTAATGGATGTTTGTATACAATCTTTGAAGATTTATCTTCCATATATAAGGACGTTGAAGTTGGGATTCTTTGAATTGTATTTTGGGAATTTTTTATAGAACACCCCCAACAGCGAATAGGAGTCTTTGTAGATACAATAAAGATGGATTTATCTACTATACAACTATTTCCTGGAATGTGTTCTGATTCGTGTTCTGAAGTGTTTTCATCATATTGTGATAGTTTAGAACAACTCTGACAACTCATTATAATTAAAGTATATCATTAAAATAAAAAAGTAATATAATATATTAAATATGAAAATAAAGATGGTGAATTCCAATATAAAAATTCCAATGAAATTGGAACGCGATATGAAAAACGGTAAAGTAATGGGTCCTCAATCATTAAAACCACAACCTTCTACATCCACATCCACGCCCACATCCACGCCCACATCCACGCCCACATCCACTGTAAATTTGTATTCAGGTATGTTTCGAAATATTCAAAATACAAAGTCGTGTGGTTCTTGTGGAAAATAATGATGTTTGAATTATTTGTGATATACATCATAATCAACAACTTCAACACATCCTGACATTGCACCTCTTTTTTTCAACATTTTAATTTTATCTTTACTATATGATGTTTGAAATCCATTCATTATTTTATTTCTAAATTCCTTTTGTTTTTGTTTGTCTCCAAAAAAGTCATATCCTTTACATTTTTTATTACAAAATGTCTTTTTACACGTGTTATATGTATATTCATTTTCTTCGGGAGTAGGTAATTTATACGGAATATTATATTTTTTACTCGTTGTTTTAAACTTCCGGTTTATTTCCTTCATATAATCATTTTTACAAAAATCCACACAACTCTTTTTAACTGTTTTATTAATTTTTTTGGCTATTTTTTTTGATTTATTCATTATCTTTTTGAATACTGATTTTCGTTTTGCTTTATCCATTATGGTTTATACATAGATTTTTCATTTATGAAATGTATAAACCATAATTCCATTCTTCGTAAAAATAAAAATCTAAACAAAAAGGTGTAAAATTATATACAAATATATAGTATGAATCATATAACAAGTAATAATAATAATCATTCTCATAATAATCATTACAGTTCATCAGAAGATAAAAATTTACATAATGTCTTGTACGTTGAACCAACCTTGTTTGGTAGAGGTCAACTTAACCCATTCTCAAATCGTCTCCGTTTTTCAGATTTTACAATCAATACACTTTTTAGACCCAATTATCATACAACGCGTGCAACTAATTTTATTTTCGATTTACCAAATTATCTTACAAAAGTTGCGTCTTATGAGATGGTTAGATTTTCGTGTAATACATTTTTTTATAATATTAGTGAATTACCTGGTTCCAATGTAATAACTATTATTATTAAATCCCCTCCAAATAATCTAGAGGATATTGTTATTACAATAAAAATAAAAAGTGGTTCGTATACTGCTTCGGATATTCAATCCTTTTTTAATAATTATTTCCAAGCTTCTGCTAATGGATTACAATTTTTAGTTTGTGAATATGATAATTTATCAAATAAATTTTCATTCCGTGCACGGTCGTTTTGGTTGGACGGATATTTGTCACAGCTTATACAAGATGTATCAAATCCTATTTTCGATCCAGAAAATCCAAATATAAACAAGATTGTACAGTTGGGGGGAGGTGTGTATGATGAATATATCATAGACCCAGCTGATCCTACGAAATTAATAAACAATCCTTTTTATAATCCAGAATGTAATTTTATATTTGATTTTTCCGTTTTAAGGGTTGGACAGGAAACGACTAATTATCGAAATCTTGGATGGGTTTTGGGTTTTACTTCTTGTACTTATACGCTAAATATAAATACGTGTAATACATATTACGGCAATCCTTATTATAATTTTCTTAATTATTTTTCAATTAAATATAATAATACGCCTTATATTAGTTTAATTGGAGATCCTCCTTTGACAAATGATTTGTATTTACAAAAATATTTTGATATTATGACTTCGGAACTTACTATATATGGATTTATTCAAGCGGATATTATGTTTGTAAATACATCATCTCTAAACAGTGGTATATACTTTTTCTTAGATATAGATGACTATAATAAAAACTATAACCCCACAAACACGTTTTCAATTGGTGAAGGGTTTGCATCAACATTTAGTCCAACTACATTAACTAAAATAATACTAACTACGTCGGGATATAATATAGATAATCAAAATCGGGTCTTTTATGGTCCAGTAGATATAAAACGAATGCATATAAAATTGTTAAATCAGTATGGAGATGAACTTGATTTGAATGGTGGAGATTATAGTATTACGTTACGAATTACTAGTTTATATTGATTTTAATCTCATCTTTTAATAATGTATTCACACGGTTCATGTTCGTTTGGAAATAGAGCAAATTATTTTAGTAGTATATATGCGAGTAATACACTTACTTTTATGAATTATCAATTTCTTACCCACGATAAAAAATCTCTTGCTTATACCTATAACCATAATTATTTAAACAATAAAAATAGTTTCCGTGGAAGTATTGGGACCAGTGCTTATGCTAAACGCGTGTCTCGTTCTCGAACATAATATTTGTTTGTAGATTTTTCATAAAATAATGTGTAATTGGGCCTACCGGTTTGTTATATTTTACGTTTTTGTATGCCTGAATAACGTATTCATATAATGTCACGTTATGTAAATGTAACCATAAAAGATAAATCAAAAAAAGAATGATTGATACGTATATGTCATATGGACATATACGTGTGTTTATTAGAAATGCTAATGGGATTCCTTTACCAATACTTACAATAATAACGTATATAATTATATGAATGAATGAGTTTGAAAAATATATCATTGAAATAAGTTCAATGACATTCATAAAAATTGCAAATAACAAAGCAGGTTTTGGATTTGCAATATAATGACTGCAATATGTAACAGGTTTGTTGTAATTATAAAGAATATATAATAAACTCCAAGCATCGATCCAATAGGAGAAAAAGAGGTCGATTCGTTTATTTGTAGGAATGGATACGCGTTTCATATAAAATATGACGATAAATCCGTTTTTAAAATACACAATTCGATACGATATTCCTTTCATTGTATAACATTTCTGCTATTTTTTTCAATATCTCTGTCATTACTTCAGATTCTTCACGATTGTCTAATAACCATTGAAATCTATCTTTTGTTATGTCGCTTAAATATTCCTTGAGATCTTCGAACTTTTCTTCTGCTATATCCATTTTACTCATATAAAGTTCGGTTATGATTTTCTTAGCATCTCCGATTTTCCAGACATTATCGTTAAAATATTTTACATATTTATCCCTGAAATTTGGTTTATATATATTATGATTTTCTGGTTTACTTTTGTTAAAATGTGTAAGTTTAATCATTTCAAGTGGAAATTCTTTACACATTTTGAATGCTTTTATTAATTGGTGTTTTGTTATATGTGAAATATCTTCATCTCCAAAATTGTTAATAATGATTTGATTGATTACATTACCACTTACATTTGTTGTATTTGTATTAATTGTTGTATTTGTGTTATTTATGACAATTTTATTGTCTACTTTATGCGTTTCCATATCCATAATTATCCTTTTTAGTTTTTCATTTTCACATACCAACGTTTTATTAAACTCCTCCCCACATTTCGATTCGTGATTTCTTCGATTATATTTATTTTTGAATACTTTATTGCAATACTTACAATCTAATCCATCATCTATTGTTTTACATACGTGTCTTGCTAATGTGGCTTTTGTCTTGTATTTTTTCAAACATATTTCACATATATTTTTTGTGTCCATATATGCAGTTATATACATTCATTGGTTAATGTTTTTAATAACCTTATTTCCGCAGAAAAAAAAGCATTTTCCGCAGAAAAAAAAACATCCTCGCAGAAAAAAAAACATTTAATACATTTATGGTTACAAAAATTTGAGTAAAAATCTGGTTTTACGTCAGATGTTTTTTTTTCTGCAGAAAAAAAAGCAGGGGGGGGAGTCGTTGAATTTTTAAAGAGTTTTTTCTTGAATTTTTAAAAAATCGAAAAATCGAAAAATAAAAATCGAAAAAATAAAAATAAAAATCGAAAAAATAAAAATAAAAATAAAAATAAAAATAAAAATCGAAAAAATAAAAATAAAAATCGAAAAAATAAAAATAAAAATCGAAAAAATAAAAATAAAAATCGAAAAATAAAAATCGAAAAATAAAAATCGAAAAATAAAAATCGAAAAATAAAAATAAAAATAAAAATAAAAATAAAAATAAAAAATAAAAAATAAAAAATAAAATCGAAAGGTTGAGAATAAAAAGAATTTAGTTTAGTAATCAATACAGTATATAAAAACCTAAATAGTAAAATATTATTGTTCAGTATAAATGTCTGTAAAATTAATATCATATACTCAATTTGTAGATATGGATAATAAAGATATTGGTGAACAAATTACATATTGTGCTAGGATTAGTAATCCATCTAGTCAACTGAATAATGAGAATAATGAAAGATTATTAAATTATTTAATAAAGAATGAGCATTGGTCGCCATTTGAAATGGTAAATATATGTTTGGAGATAATAACAACACGTGATATTGCAAGACAAATATTAAGACATCGTTCTTTTTCGTTTCAGGAGTTTTCACAAAGATATGCTGAGGCTGATATTGGATTTTGTATTCGTGAAACTAGATTACAGGATAATGTAAAAAGACAAAATAGTATTGTTTGTGAAGATAAAATGTTGTCAGATGAATGGGAATCTCGTCAACTATTAATTATAGATAGTATTAAAGAAAGTTATAGATGGGCATTAGATAATGGAATAGCTAAAGAACAGTCTAGATGTATTCTTCCTGAAGGAATGACATTTACGAAAATTTATATGAATGGATCAGTGCGTAGTTGGATTCATTATTTAAAGATAAGAATGAATTGGGATACACAAAAAGAGCATCGAGAAGTTGCTAATAGTTGTTATGAAGAGATACGTAATATTTTTCCATTAATTGAAAAAATTATAAATAATAAATAGACTGTGCGAAGACTGTCGTTAGACTGTGCGAAGACTGTCGTTAGACTGTGCGAAGACTGTCGTTAGACTGTGCGAAGACTGTCGTTAGACTGTGCGAAGACTGTCGTTAGACTGTGCGAAGACT